TCATTCTACCGCCAATGCTTCTGAGTAGAGCTCAGAAAGAAACTTGTTGAGCTCGTTGTTGTCTACTGTCGAATTAATCATACTAGCATAATTCTTCAAAATAGTCAACGTGTCTTCTGCCTCATCGACGATATCTTCATCGTCTTCTAGCTGTAGGTTGAGGTTATCATCCACCACCTGGATGTCAAGAGCACCTGCCTTCTCGAGGCGCTCGACATACATATCGAACCAGTATGGATTGGTCTTCGACTTGACAACAACCTTAACAAAGGCATCCTTGGCATCTGCGAAGTCGAGATTGTTCATCTCGTTCTGGTCAACCCAGTTAGTGTCGTTGTAGAACCACTTCTGGAACATTGTATGTGGGTTCTGTATGAACTCTAGCTCACGAGTCTCTGTATCAAAGATGTGAAAGCCACGAGGGTCATTATAGTCCGACCAGGTCATCTCATAAGGTGTTCCGAGGTAGTGAATGTTACCACGAAACGACTTGTGATGGTAGTGACCAGACATAACTAGATCAAACTTATCGAACAGCTTTGCATCCATACCGTGATCATTGACAGCACCACGATGCATCTCGAATCCAGAGAGCTCAAGGTGACCGAACATGATCTGTGCCTTTGTATCCCTCACATGAGTCATACAACGTTCGTAGTTGTCCGAACAGATCCAGGGTATCATCGTTACCAAAGTGCCATCAGGAAGCTCTACATCAGTCGGATCCGAGTACACCTTGATGGTGTCATAGTAGTCCTTGAGTAGCAGCTCTGGCGAGTTGACTTCGTTAGTGTTCTTGAAGTAGGTGTCATGGTTACCGACAAACATGTGCATGTCGATGTTTGCCTGCGCTAACTTGTCGAAGAAGTATTCCCGCGACCTCTTGAGGGTATAGAAGTTTACATACTTACGACGATCGAACAGATCACCCAGCTGGATGACTGTGCCGATACGGTGCTTCTCCATATAGGGGAAGAATACATTTGCATAGAACTTTTCATAGTAGTCATGAAAAGCTTGATTATCATTACGAACACCAAAGTGGGTGTCACCAAGAATAGCTACTTTCATTAATCAGCATCTCCTAGGATAGATTCAATACCTACCAATTTTGCCTTTGCTTTAGTTTTAGGCTTCATCTTACTCTCCATCTCTGCTAGCTTGTCAGAGTCGATTGTATGATACTGACTGAAGAACTTACCGGTCGGATCGTCTACTAGCTCATTCATGATAGCAGAGTTCTCGAACGACTTGGCCTTGATGTAGGCCTGCTTCTTCTCTTTCTGGATCCTTTGTAGGAACGCATAGTAGATGATCTGAGTGAAGTATGCAAAAGGATTGCTAGACTTGTCAGGATCGAAGTTGTGTAAGTATCTAATGCAGACCTCAATGCCATCAGAGATCATCTCATCCTTGTACGTATAGGATGAGAAGTTCGGCTTGGTAGCCAGCTTGGTAGCAATCTTAAAGATACACTCTCCAATGTACTCAGGAATCTTAGGACGGCGCTCTTCTTCGAGGGTTGCAGCCTTGCAGCTGTTGATGAAGTGAATCATCTCTCCGTAGAGACGCTTGTTGTCTACGTAATGTGCTCTTTGCTTTTTCTTAATCATTGTAGTTTGATTCTTCCACTGATCAACGATAAAATCTCTTCTGTAGTGATACCATGATCACTAGCTTGTTCTGGATTCTGTGACGTGTTTAAACTATCACTATAATACTTATCCACTGCTTTCGTATAATAGTCAACAGCTTTCTGCGAACATTTGGATGTTGCAACAACGTGCCGCATGTAGAGTATAGTTTCTTTACCATCCTCCTGAGACATGAAACGGGCAAGTCTCGAGTAAACATCATTCTCTCTTTCAGCATACTCAATACGTAGAGGCTGTCTTACTCGTAGCTGTCTGTCATCATGATCGATGAACTCAGCAACGAGTTCTTCTCCTGAATCTAATAATATAGTGATAATGCTCATTTCAATCCTACTGTGTATATCTTGAAGTCGAAGTTCTCTTTTTCATAGATCTTCGTTCTGTCGATGAAGTGTTTAAACGTGAAGTTGGTTGCGCTCTTGTACGAAAAGTCGTCGACGATGTCGTATAGGATTGCTTCTTGTTTTGTCTGATGCTTACGAAGCATTCTACCGATAGACTGCAACACCTTGATCTTCGACTTCGAAGGAGATGCAGCAATCATATGATGTAGTTTGTTAATGCTTACGCCCGTGGATGTCGTACCGAGTGAAGCCACGATGATAGCGTTCTCTTCATCTTCGACAGCAACTCGAATAGCTTCTCTGTCTTGTCCGGAAACACTACCATCGATATAAAACACGTTACTAATCCCAGCATCGCGTATGGAATCAGATATGGCTTGGCCGTGACTAATAACCCTAAAGAATACAAGTTTGTTTCCTTTCAGAGACAGCGCCAGGTTCTTGATGAACTTTGTTCGCTCTTCGTTTGTGATAATGAAGTCGATCTCTTCCTGGTATGTCTTGCCCTTGAGATCCTTACATACCTGCTCGGGATACTTGAGCACGATACACTTGATCCTGAGATTAGAGACATGCCCACTCTCCATCAGATCCTTGGTAGTGACGACCTGATACTGAGGACCAAACAGACCTTCAATCGTCACTCTGTTTAGAGGAGTATCGTCTAACGTTCCTGTAGTCCCGAAGCGAAACTCACAGTTGTCAAGGTTAGAAAGGATCTTAGTTAGAGTGGCGGCCTTACATGTATGAGCTTCGTCTCCTACAACAACACCGAACTGCTGATACCATTGCTTAGACATCTTCGTCTTACCGTTGTCCATCGACTGCCACGTAGTGATAACCATGTCCTCTGGAATGTCATTCGACTTGTTCAGCTTATCAGTAGACACATGGATCGTGCCCTTGTAGCCATATTCTCTAAAGTCATTCTCCATCTGTCTCACCAGACCGATAGTAGGAACAATCACCAGACCCTTATGACCGAATCGCTGATACCATCTCATGATGATATAGATCATCAGCGACTTACCTGACGAGGTAGGCGACAGAAGTGTTCGGCGCTTTGATCGTAGGCACTTGACAACACTCTTGATCTGATAGTCTCTGGGGGTGAATCGCTCAGGTATATCCAAAGTTTTGATAAACTCTAGAACCTCGTTCACAGAGACGTTATCGTACTGCAATTGGGGATCATAGGAGAACGCATAACCACGCTCGTCACAGAACTTCTTGATATGTCTTGCTAAGCCAGCATACACCAACGCAGTAAGTCTATTGACCAGGCGGATTTTACCATCCCAGACTCTAGCCTTGTACTTTGGACTGAACCTGTAGTTCTCTGCAAAGAATGTAAAGTGATCCGCCAGCTCCATCAGCGTTGATGGGTCTGCTACGATCTTACAGTGTACTGAGTTGACGTATTGTAGATGTACGGTTTCCATATTAGACCCTAGTAATGGCGATGCCATATCCCATACCAGGAACATACATTACTCGAGAATGTTGTTCATCCTCAACAAGTTTTTCTACTGGACAACCCATAGCTGCAAGATCAGCAATTGCCTCTTCGCGAGTTCGACGCAATTCTCCAAACTGATTGCCGCCATCCCACCATTGTGCTTGATAAAAATACATTACATTCCTACCTTAAACTTTTCAAAGTCGATGGCAGATTTGATCAGGAATCCTCTATTAGTCAATGAGCGAATAATGGAGTCTAGCATTTCAACCTTCTCCTGCTGAATACCAATCTTCAGTGTCAGGGTGATGATATCATCATCTGCATCGATGTAGTTGTTGACTTCAGACTTAATCACTCGACCGACAGGAGGTAGTTGCCATCCTCTTTCATGTGTTTCGGGTGTTGGTCCTTGGGTGAAAAACTCGTGCTTCTCTAGCTTGAGCTTCTTGAGCTCGGTCTCAAACTTACGGAGACGGAGACGCTCTTGGCTAAAGATATTGTAATACTTGCTGTGGAGAGATGGGATGCGCAGAGCTTCGTGCGAGAGCTCTGTGTGATCGATCTTAACATCTTGCGACCACAGATTCTGAATATCTTCAATCTTCATAACAAACCTTATCTTCCTAAAACTACTTCTCAGTATACTAGATTTTAGAACAAAGGTCAACTAGATTTTTTGGATAGTGAAGTCTCTTAGAGCAAAGGTAGCAGAAGCAGAAATGTATTCGATATCCGATAACGTCGAATCAACTTCAAGATCCGTAAGCGAGATAGGGAAGCAGTCACGCATCGTGAACTCTACGTTACCATTCATTGCGCTAGTCAGGAATGTCAGGCCAATGTCAGACGTTACAGTATCCTTCTGCTCGTCTTGGGCCTTGTACGGTCTGTTCTGCAAGGTGTACTGATCGAACTTCTCTGGCTTACCAAGTGCAATCATCCAGTTATAGATCTCAAGATAGTTATCGAGATTCTCGTTTACCTTGAACGTGACACTCAGCTGTCCGAACTCCAGATGTTCACCTGGCCTTGGGATCTGAACGAAGGGGTTAGGTTGAAACGCTACGGGCAGCGTAAGAGTAGGAAGTGACACTCTCTGAACCATGAACTCGACAGTAGGAGCACGCGAGAGTATAAACTTATAGCCAGTAGGCGACAAGAAGTTAAGATTATCTGGTTGATTGTTTACTGACATATTGTACTCCTTACTCTATATTTATCAACAAAAAAAGAGGGGGATCTTTCGACCCCCCTCCCGTAGTTTGGTTGGTTACCCAACTCTTATGATTACATAAGGTTGTTAACAAGCACACGACGATAGTACTTGTTCGAATCCTTGGTAAGAGCACCAAGACCTTCTGAAGTACCGTCTGCGAATGGATTCGCGACCATGCCGTAGCGGGTCTTGAAGCCAATCTTTGGCTGGAAGTTGTCTTGATCGACTGCACGTACCATTTGTAGTGGAACGTATGGGCAGTAGAACAGACCGGCGTCGAACGCTGACGAACCCTTATAACCAACTGTCAGGTAGTTACCTGTGGTATATGGATCGATGTAAACGCGCATACGACCGTTAAGAACACCAGCAAAAGTATTGCCTGTGTCGTCTACGTTCAGGTTGTTCGAGTTAAGCGCAGGCGCATAATCGAGAACGCCAGCCATCTGAAGTGCAGATGCAACGTCCGAAGAACAGATAAGGATGTTACCCTTACCACGTCTTGTGCCCTTGGCGATCTGGTTAGCTTCACGCTCAAGCTGGAACATAAGACCCTTGAACTTTTCAACAGACCAACGGCCGTTTGAGTCAGTGTCAAGATCGAAGATACCTGCTGTAGTTGTGCCTTCCGAAGCACCACGCTCTGCTGTTACGTTGATCGTACGAACAACTTCACGGTTGATTTCCGAAAGGATTTCAGCCGAAAGAATGTTTGCAAGTTCTGTCTCAGCGTCAAGACCGTGAATTGCTTTCAGATCCTGTGCAAGCTCAAGCGAGTATTCTGCTTTCAGAGCGCGTGAGCGAGCTGTAACAGTAACCTTCTCGATCGAGAATGCCATTTCAGGAATTGAAACAGATGAGTTGCCCCAGCCTTCTGCATAAGCTGTGTTAACACCACGAACATAGTTGTATGTGTTTGATTCAGCGTTGTTTGCAGTACCTGGAACAGTACCAACGTGACGGTAACCAGGAAGGTTAACTGAAGAGTTGCCTTCTGGGTTTGCCGAGAAGCCTGTGTTAGCTTCGTTGTAGAACGCTTCTGTTCCACCCTGCGTTGCGTAACGAGCACGCATTGCGAAGATAAGACCAGTTGGACCTGTCATTGGCTGAACGCCGCAGATGTCGTAAGCTACAAGGTTTGGCATCGAACGACGAACAAGTGAGATAAGCACTGGATCGAAGTTGTCAACAGATGAACCTGTTGCGTTGACTGGTGTAGCTTCTGCAAGCAGATTCTGAGCACCAAAGGTTTGTGTTGATTCACGAAGAGCAGCTTCTGTGTTCTCAAGAATCTGAGCTGTTACTGCACGACGATGTGAGTCTTTAATTGGGTCAAGGTCGGCGTGTTCTAGAACAGGCTTCCACTTGTTTTGTACTTCCTCAGCTAGCATTTTTATCCCTCCTAAATGGATTATTCTAGTATTATTATTTATAAAAACTTATTTCTTTGTAGTTCTGCCGATTGCCGAAACATACTGTTGCATGCCAGCTTCAACTACTACGTTTGTTTGTTCAGTTAGCTCTTCGAGCGAACCAACAGCCGTTTCTTCAACTACTAGTGAAGAAGCAGTTGCTTTCTTCTCTGTGAAGTAGTTTTCTTTGACCAGTTCGACCTTCCTGCGGTAGGCGTCTGCGTCAGAGTATTCTAGGCCTTCTGCAAGAGTGCGAAGCTTTTCTACCTGAGTAGCCGCTAGGCCTTCTGCAACCTCATCAAAGATAGCTTCTTTTTCAGCTTCTTCAACTAGCTTAGTGAGTTCGATCTTTTCGTTGATTTCCTCATTCAGCTGTCCTTCGAGTTCAGCAACACGTGCTTCGAGAGACTCGACAACGTTTACTGTTTCTTCTGGAACTTCTACCATGTGCTCTGCAAAGAGAGCCTTTACACCGTCGATGAACTTATCAGCTGCTTCAACCTTCAATGAAGATTCGATAGCAATCTGGTTGTCTTCGAACCACTGCTCAGCAACATAGTCCATGTACGTATCAATCTTCGAAGCAAGCTCTTCTTCAACGCGCTCTGCAACTTCTTGCACAGCTTCTTCGTATTCTTCTTCGATGCGAGCTACTTCAAGACCAACGCGTGCATTAACAGCAGCTTCGAAAAGGGTCGATGCCTTTTCGCGGAACTCTTCCGAAAGATCGTCATTAGCAAAAAGCTCTTCAACGTCTTCCTTCATTGCACCCTTAGCAGCAACCGATGCCTTGTTTGCAGCTGACTTGTCAACAGCACCTGGTGTTTTATTCTTACCGTACTGGTCAAGCACTGCCTGGAACTTATTGATTTCTTCTTTCGACATACCGCCCATCGCAGCAACAACAGAAGCCATAAGCTCTGTCTTACCCACGTCACCAGCAACCGAGCCAGCACCTGGCTTCAGTGTATCAGCGGCAGCTGTCTCGTCGAGAACTACATTCTCTTCGATTTCAGTTGATTCTTTAATTGCCATTCTCTGACTCCTTTTAGATATAATCTTATCTAGTTGTATATTTATTGTACTTAGATTTTTGATATTGAGTTAATGAAATTCTCGAAGACTTTCAACTTTTGGGTCTCCAGATCGCGTGAGCGAACTGCCTGCTCGACCTGTAGTTTAGCATGTTGAGCGATGAGCATATTGTTTTCCCAGATCCACTCTACGCCTTCCATGATACCGTTTACGAATGCATCAGGAGCCGAAGGATCGGCAACAATATCTGCAGCTGTCGCAAGGTGGAAGTCATCTTGTACTTCGTTCACACCTTCTTTATTTAACTTGATAGAACCCATGCCACGAGTCGATACGCCTAGCTGGCCACCTGACTCGATAATACCACGGGCGATGTTACCCATAGGAGTGTCTGTAATCTTCGCACGGCCAATGAAGTTGGATCCGTCTTGCTTTAGAGATTCAATAATGTGAGAGATACGATCGAGGTTGATCTGAGGACCATCTGGATGACCTAGCTCGCCGAACGCACGACCCTTTTGAACGAACTGCTCATTGTATCTGTTGACTTCTCTTTCGAGCACTGCCTTTGGATACACACGACCGTTGCGGTTCTTAATTTCTGACTGAAGGAATACACCTTCAATGTACATAGTCTTCTTTCCGCTTTCCGTCTTCTCGGTTACGTACTTGATTGACTCGTTCAGCTCAGTGATCAGTTTCATCTGTCAGTCCTTAGTTCTGCTGGTATTCGGATACGAAGTTGCCAGTCTTTTGTAGCTCGAACGTGATAAAGCTATTAGCTGAGCCAACTAGATTGACTACTACGTTAGCAGCCGGATACAAGTTAATAGGCATTCCGCAACCAGCATATTCGTGCTGACCTGTTGAGTCGTATACCGCCACTAGGTTCGCGCCGCGAAGGATCTGAATAGATCCGTTGCCATCACATCCCCATACTGCTTGGGTAATATAAGCTCCCGTAAGAGTTTCATTACCGACAGCTACGCAGACGCTTGTGCCGTTGACATTGGTCGTAGATGAGTTACCAGCTACGATAATGTTGCCGCTGTTTGAAGAAGCAACGTGAACAACAAGTGAAGTGTTCTTCTTGTTAGATGTGATGACTGCTGGCATTACTCACCTCTATTTTCGATAGCGAAGGCGACCATCTTTTCGAGGCCTTCTTCTGTGGCGCATGCTGCAGCAAACTTAACTTGGTTATCTTCGTGCAGCTTATCAAATGCTGTCTTCATAGTTTCTTGGAGACGTGGCGAAAGACCGCTAATAGCTGTGTCAAGATCTTCTGCGACCTTCTTAGCAGTTGCTGTAGCGATGGCCATCTTCTTGCCCATTGGCATTTTTGGATTGTCGCGCTTGATAGCCTTGGCCACTTCTTCGCGCTTCTTCATCTCTGCAGGAGTCAATGTCTTTTCTTCAAGCTCTACTTCTT